GGAGCTTCCTTTAGGCACTCCAACGCTCAAGGATGACGGCACACAGCTCGTCAAGGCAGAGAACCTGTCGCCTGCCGAGACAAGGCGCAAGACGCTGACCAAGGAGCAGAAGCAAGAGTGGTATTCATCACTGCTGCACTACGGTTACGAGCATAACTACAAGAAAGGCTGGGCGTACCATAAGTATATTGAGTGCTTCTCCTGCGCTCCTAATGGCCTGAAGCAGATAGGCAGACAGCCAATCCCAGAGGCACTAAGCTGGATCAAGAGCCGTCAAATAGCATGGAGCAAGCGAGCATGATTGAATGGTACTCACCAGTATTAGATAGGCTCGACAAGGTAAGGCAGCTAGGAACTCACAAGTGGACTGCCTGCTGTCCTGTGCATGACGACTCCAATCCTTCTATGTCAGTCACTGTAACCGACACGCCTGAAGGCCAGAAGCTCCTATTCTATTGTTTCTCTTGCAGCGCAAAAGGTGATAGTGTGGTAGAATCGATAGGACTCAAAATAGGAGACCTGTTTGAGCGGAGTAAAGAATTCACGCCAGACAAACAGTTTCTGCTCAAAAAGACGCAGGAGGCTGATGATTGGCTTATTGTCATTTACGATAGTGCTAAGGCCAAAGGCGAGAAGATTCGCTATAAAGATCATAAAGAGTATGTAGCAGCAATGGCTCGGAGAGAGCTTAGAACTGCGCTAGATATTCCACAGACAATCATTGAGGTAAGCAAGCCAGAGGAGTTTCTCTGATGGCTAAGCAAAAACAAGAGGTATTCAGATCCTGTTTCTACTGTGACGCAACTCTCCAAGTAGGGAAAATCAAGCAGGACATAGAAAGAGACCACTTCCCAATCCCTGCAAGGCTGGGAGGAAAAGACATGGTAGATAGCTGTATCATGTGCCACAACATGAAAGACCGATTCAAGGTAGAGAATTGGAGCGTTGAATGGGTAGGCAAGATTATGCAAGACTTCCCCAACTTAGGTAGAGAGTCTCGTATATTCCTAGCTAGAGCTATAGATATTATGATGGATATCCAAGCAGAGAAGCAAAATGGCAAGACCTGAACGAGTGTTTACAGACGAAGAGATAGAAGAGATCAAAGAGCTTGCTCCGGCATTAACTCAGGATCAGCTTGCAGTCTATTTTGATATATCTGTCAGGAACTTACGCGACATCTTAAAAAGAGATGAGCGAGTTTTTGCCGCTTATACCAAGAGCCGATACAAGGATGGCGTACTGGCGGCTAAGACGCTTCGGGATAAGGCTATCATTGATAAGGATTTCCCAAGTCTGAAGCTCTATCTCAGCCAGACGCTAGGATGGACAGAGAAGAGCAGGACAGAGCATACAGGTGCTGATGGCAAGCCTATCCAGATGGACGTTGATACTCACTGGACAATAGAGGTTATGGAGTGAGCAAAGGATCAAGGCCGAGGCCGTACAGCGTGAGCCAGAAAGAATTCCAAGCAAACTTTGAGAGGATATTCGGAAATGCCACTACAGAAAGGAAAGAGCAAAAAGACCATCTCCAAGAACATCAAAACAGAGATGGCGGCAGGCAAGCCACAGAATCAGGCAATCGCCATAGCAATGGCTAAGGCTAAGCAGAAAAAGAATACTGTGAAGTACGAATAATGCCGAAAATGCAGATACCCAAGAAGATGCTTCCGTTCTTGAAGCCAGCCCGATACAAGATTTGCATCGGTGGCAGAGGCAGCGGGAAGAGCATGACGATGGGTGATCTGTGTCTACTAGCAGCTCAGACGCAAGGCATCAAGACTCTCTGCGCTCGTGAGTTCCAAGCATCAATAGATGACTCCATTCATACGCTGCTGTGTGCTGAGATAGAACGGCTAGACCTGAAAGGCTTTGAGGTTCAGCGCAATGAGATCCGCTACGGCGGCGAGACTGCGTTTAAATACATCGGTTTAGCTCGCTCACCAGAGAGTGTAAAGTCCTACCACAACTTCAGCCGTGTGTTTGTGGACGAAGCTCAGACAATCTCAGAGGCCAGCCTCAAGGCACTGACTCCTACGCTCAGGACGGCAGGTTCAGAGATCTGGATGGCAGCTAACCCAAGGTCTGCCGCTGATCCGTTTTATCTGCGATTCATCAAGCCATTCGAGAAAGAGCTACGGCGTGATGGCGTGTATCAGGATAAGCAGCATACGATCATCTGGATGAACTACAACGATAACCCAGCGTTCCCAGAAGTCTTGGAGCAAGAGCGAGCCTATGACCAAGAGCATATGTCTCCTGCTCTGTACTCTCACGTTTGGGAAGGCGAGACGTATGATGAGAACAGTGACAGTATAGTGCCTGTGGAGTGGTTCTTATCAGCGATAGATGCTCATGTGAAGCTAGGCTGGAAGCCTGAAGGCGCTATCATTGCGTCTCACGATCCTTCTGATGAAGGCGGTGACAGCAAAGGCTTTGTGCTGAGGCATGGCAACGTGATCCTAGATGTCTGCGAGATGGTGACAGGTGACGCAGCGGAAGGCATGGATTGGGCGCTGGATAAGGCGCTGAAGGCTAACGCTGACCACTTCCTCTGGGATGCGGACGGTCTGGGTGTCTCTCTCAAGCGTCAGGTAGATCAGGCGCTGGCTGGCAAGAACGGTATCACTTACTCGATGTTCAAAGGCTCAGAGGCCGCAGAAGACCCAGAGATGCCGTACACCAGCGGTGGCACTGAGCGCAACAAGACTAACCGTGAGACCTTCAGGAACAAGCGAGCGCAGTTCTGGTGGCGGCTAAGAGATAGGTTCGAGGCCACGCACAGAGCAGTGACCAAAGGCGAGTATGTCAATCCAGAGGATATGATCAGTCTGTCCTCTGAGATAGCGGTACTGGATCAGCTCAGAGCTGAGGTCTGCCGCATACCACTGAAACGCAACAATGCTGGTAAGATACAGATATTAAGCAAAGCGGAGATGGCTAAGCCTCCGTATCGGTTACCGAGTCCTAACATGGGTGATGCGCTGATGATGTCGCTGCACTCACCTAAAGCACTAAACAAACAGAAAGTTGTCCTCAACTTCAGCGGCTGGAAGCATCATGGATAAAAGCGATTACGAATACGAGAAAGACTCCAAGAAAGAGTACGGCGAAGATGTCTATGACTCTAGCAAGTACGATGACCACGAGTACGTTGCAAACCTTCTAGCGGCATCTCAGGAGGCAGACCAAGACCTGCGCGACAATGCGCGTGAGGCTGCGCTCTTCGTTGATAAGCGAGATGGTCAATGGGAGCCGTACTGGTACAACAATGCTGCTGAAAGCAAGTCTCCACGCTACAGCTTTGACATGGTGAATCCGATCATTGATCAGGTCTGCTCCGAGATTGACCAAGCGTCCTTTGATGTCTCTGTCTCGCCTGCTGGCGGCAACAGCACCAAGGACATAGCAAACACTTACTCAGGCATTGTCAGAAACATTGAGTCTATGTCTGATGCCAGTGAGGTCTACAACCACGCTGCTCGCAACATGGTAACCACTGGCTTCGGCGCTTGGCGTGTTGTGCATAAGTATGTGAGTCAAGACAGCTTTGACCAAGACCTGTTTATTGAGCCGATTGGCAACTCCATAGACCGTGTATGGTTTGATCCTGCGGCAGAGGAGCAAGACAAGTCAGACAGCCGCTATTGCTTTGTCCTTCACGCTATTGGCAAGGATGAGTATGAGAGGCGCTGGCCTGAAGCATCTGGTGAGTCAGTTGATGAAGGCCGTGATGGCGAGGCTTACTATGACAAGGCTGAGGTCGTAGTCATTGGTGAGCTGCTGTACTGCGAAGAAGAAGAGCGCGAGCTAGTCATGATGTCCAATGGGCAGGTTCATGAGGCTGATGATGACTTTAAGAAGATAGCTGATGAGCTTGAATCCATTGGCGTGACAGAAGTCCGCAGGCGCAAGCGTGTTAAGAAGTCGGTCTGTTCACGGTTATTTGACGCTAGTGATTGGCTTGAAGAGAAGAAAGAGACAGTCTTCAGCATGATTCCGGTTGTGCCTATCTACGCCAACTACAAGATCTTTGAGAACAAGACGATCTTCTGGGGACTCGTAGAGAAGCTGATGGACTCACAGCGAGTGCTGAACTACTCAGTCAGCCGTGAGGTAGCTGAGACTAGCCTTGCGCCACGCTCCAAGTATTGGATGACAATGAGTCAGGCTGCTGGTCATGAGTCTTCACTACAGACCTTGAACACCAACCACGATCCGGTTCAGTTCTTCAACGTAGATCCTGAGTACCCGCAAGTACCTCAGCAGCAAGGC